AGAGCGACAATGCGTAAGATGGTAAAGCGGCTATTGAAAAAGTATGATTATCCACCAGAAGATTATGATTTTGCAATTACTACGGTAATTAGCCAGTGTGAGTTATGGACTGATAATAGTAGTGGAATGTAAAAAAATTTGTTTTTGTGAATCGCACTGAGGGATAGGGTGCAGTGCATCTAAAAATTTCAGGTGAAAAAATATGTGATTATTATTTGTCGGATACACGTACGGATATTCAAAAATTAAATCTGTAATGTAAGGTAGTGGTGCTAGTGTATTTAATGATGAGAAATAATAATCAGCAGATAGAAAAGAGGTGTGACGAACATGGACTGGAATCTGTTTTGGTCGGCATTCGGTGCAATTGGTGG